AAGGCACTTACCAGCTTGGTTCGTAACTGTGTAAACATGTTTGGTAGTTACAATGTAGGCATGGTTTGTACAAATCACACTTATGCAAGTCAGGACATGTTTGATCCGGATGACAAAATCAGTGGTGGACAAGGCTTTGTGTATGCATCAAGCATTGTTGTTGCTATGAAAAAACTCAAACTCAAAGAGGATGAGGACGGCAATAAAGTAACAGATGTCATGGGTATTCGTGCTAGTTGCAAGATCATGAAAACTCGTTACAGCAAACCTTTTGAAACTGTGCAGATCAAGATTCCATATGAAACTGGGATGAATCCTTACAGTGGAATGGTGGACATGTGCGAGAAAGCCGGCTTGTTGAAACAAGAAGGCAACAGACTCAAGTGGGTTGATCCAGAAACAGGTGAAGAGTTCAAATTCTACCGAAAAGAATGGAAAGATGATAAATTAGATATGATAATGGCAAAATTCCATATCAAACCTTTAACAACTACACCCATTCTCGAGGAGACAGAAGAAAATGTTGAATGAAACTCAAGTAGGCGACATCTGGTTAAACTTTGTCGAATATATAGATAAGAAACAATTGGAAACAGTAGCAGAACGTTATATCGATTTGCTAGCAGATTTCGGCGTCAGTGACCGTACATTGCAAAATGCCACTGGTGTTGATGATATCCTTGATCAGGCAATTGCTTATTATCTCAACGAAGACGAAGACGCAGAACCAGAAGACGAAGATTATAGAGAATTGGATTTCTGATGGGGTGGTACTCTGAAGTTGCTAAGGATATTAGTAACATTCCCGATGCGGCATTATACTTTGAAGCTGAGTTAGTTGAGGCCAAGAAAGAATGCCGCATCAGTGGAAATGTAGAACGTGCCGCAGCCGCAATGCCCGGCGTAGTTGAAGAACGATTCAGTCAACTACAAGAAATTGAAGCAATTTTAGAATACCTAAACATTGAATTACGTCGACTTAAAAGTCAGCACTTTCGAAAATACTTAGAAAACTATCAACGTGCTCTAAGTAGTCGAGATTGTGAACGATACGTGGAAGGAGAGGCAGATGTTGTTGACTTTGAAAAAATTATCAACGAATTTGCTCTACTACGCAACAAGTGGTTAGGCATTACTAAAGCACTTGATCAGAAACAGTGGCAAATTACAAATATTGTAAAATTAAGGGTCGCTGGTATGGAAGACGCAACTTTGTAATCAATCTGTCCAAAAGGTAGACCATAGGCCTTAAATAATATTGAGGCCTATTTTTTTCTTTTCGGTTGACCTTGTAGTTAAATTAGCATACACTAACATATATGATTTATATCGACACTTTGCTTACTAATCTTGTGAATCAGAATTTCCATCAGTTGGAAAATTCTTTGCCTACTAAAGACTTCAATGTGCTCAGAAGCCTTGCAACTACTGTTGGTAGTCACTTGTTCATAACAGAAAATCAAAGCAGGCTTTTACTTAAAATTCTCCAAGAGAATCGGAAAAAAATTGAAATTTTTTCGGAAGAAATCAATGATGCACTATCAAGTATCAACTGGAGTAAAGAGTTTCGTCACATTGAACAAGTGCGTAAGATGCATATCATCAAGAATGAAGAGCATGAACCTACCATACATGTAGAACTTACGTTCAACTCGGAAATTCGCAAAATTATGACGGGTTTGACCAAGACTGTGGAAAATTTAATCACAGTTAACAACGGCAAAACTTACCTGGCTGACTTGACTGAAAAGAACATTGTTACCTTGGTGGACGCATTAACGCCATTTGATTTTGAAATCGATGAGACCATAAAAAATCACCATACAACTATAAAATCTTGGTCAAAAATCGATGTTGAAAATCAGTTTTTATTGACTAACATTGAGCACAAGAACTTTCATAAAGCCATTACCGATGACCTTGGTATCGAGACAAGTATTGATCAAAACATCATTAATGACCGTAGTATGAGGTATCAATATTTTACAGAAAATGCCAAAAATTTCGGTGAAAATTTGACTGAAATTATTGCCAATCGAGATAAGACAAGAGTGTGGGTTGATAAAAAACAACACAGTTTGACCGAAGTCATTGCCAGTTTAATTGAATTAAAACGCTTACCCGTACTGGTAGTGTTCGACACAATGGTGAGTGTAAAATACATTCAAAACTTGATAATATTGTCCGAAGCAATGGAAAAAAATGGTGTCAATGACAATGTGGGAATTTATTTTAGATTGTCAAATGACGACACTTATAAGAAATTTAATCAGATAGTTTCTGATAAAAATTACAACAAACGCTTGGATGACCAGTTAGAAGTTGCGGGTGTTATGAGTGGAAAAATTCCGAAATTTTTCCTTAATACTGCATGGCGTCCAATGAGTGTTATTGCACTAGATACTCGCATAGGCCTGCGCCACGGCAAAACTAGTGTGTATGCTAACTGTTGCGATTGCATAGTAGAATGGTCAGAAGAAGACCCAATGTTCGATAGAAAGATTTTGTTAAAATGACCGTAAAATTAGTAATTCGTGACGAAGTTAATATCAAGTTTGAAAACTTAAATCTTGAAGCACGAAAGAAATTAGCCAACACTTTTAAGTATGAAGATCCGACTGCACGATATCGCCCTGCGTATAAACTGGGTCGTTGGGACGGTAAAGTATCCATGTTTGGACTAGGTGGCAACGGCTATCTAAGTCAGCTAGAAAAGTGTTTGAGCATACTTGCCGACATGGACATCGACATTGCTGAACTAGAAGATTTACGCACAACTCGTGGAATTGAGTTTACAGAAATTACAAATACCTACTGGGCAGACATGGGCAAGGTGTGGCCAGAAGGTCACAGATTTGCCGGACAACCTATTACACTACGCGATGACCAAGTGGAGGTTGTAAACAGATTTTTCACCAATACACAAGCACTACAAGAAGTTGCTACAGGCGCTGGCAAAACAATTATGACAGCAACACTGAGCCATTGTGCGGAAAAATATGGTCGTACTATTGTTATTGTTCCCAACAAAGATCTAGTGGTACAAACAGAAACGGACTATATTAATGTTGGATTAGATGTAGGTGTCTATTTTGGTGATCGAAAAGATCTTAACAAGACGCACACTATCTGTACTTGGCAAAGCCTCAACGTATTGGATAAGAAAAGTAAGAATTGGGATGTTGAAGTTGCTGTTACCCTGGCAGAATTCCTTGATGGAGTTAAAACAGTTATTGTGGACGAAGTACACATGGCCAAGGCAGAAGTTCTTAAAAATTTACTGACAATTAACTTGTGTAATGCTCCTATTCGTTGGGGTTTAACTGGTACTGTGCCTAAAGACGCATTTGAAGCAGAACCAATCTTTGCCAGTATTGGACCAGTGGTTGGCGGGATTAAGGCACACGAATTACAAGAGATGGGTGTACTCAGTAACCTACACGTAAACATCTTACAATTAATAGATTTACCAGAATTTAAAACATATCAAGAAGAATTAAAATATCTTGTCACTAACAAAGACAGGATGACATATCTTAGTCGACTTGTTCAAGGCTTAGCAGACTCAGGCAATACATTAATCTTAGTTAATAGGATTGATACAGGCAAATTATTAACAGAAATGATAGAAGGCGCTGTGTTTATTTCAGGCGAAGTAAAGGGAACCAAACGTGCAGAAGAATATAAAGAACATGCTACAAACGATAACAAGATCACTGTTGCGACTTTCGGAGTCGCGGCTGTTGGAATTAATATTCCTCGCATCTTTAACTTGGTACTGCTGGAGCCTGGCAAATCGTTTGTTAGAGTTATTCAGTCAATAGGACGGGGAATTCGTAAAGCAGAAGATAAAGATTTTGTGCAAATTTGGGACGTAACTTCGACTTGTAAATTCGCCAAGCGCCACCTCACAGCGAGGAAGAAATTTTACAAGGATGCCAAATATCCATTCACTATTGATAAGATAGATTGGCAAAAATAAGGAATTATGCAGATATTAACATTAGACAACAAGACATTTTCATTAAACAATTTGCCGGACGAAGTAGACGAAAATACAAGGTTTGCAGTATTAGATAACAGCAACCCAAGTGAACCAGACTTTTTCTTTATGCCATTAATCTTTTTAGAAAGTTTTAATGCACCCGCAATGGTATTACGCATTGGAGACGATGAAATTGCCATGCCATTAGATTGGAGTATTGCTGTAGGTGATAGTAGTTGTGCAACTGATATTGAAATTTTACCGTTAACGAGTTTAAATGACAGAGGCTTTGAAGCACTATGTTTTAATCCGTTAAGCTCATTTAGGGTAGAGTTTAAAAAGATAGAAATTGTAAATTTTTATAACGATGTTAAATGGTATTTCCCTAAAATGAAAAACGGACAGCTCCTAGCAAGCCCAACTAGTTTTGACGACAAACCTAACTGTGTTTATTTTGTAAAAGAAATCAGCCGTCAAAGCGAAATTATTCAACTGGATAAAATATTGTAATATGGGCAGTCTAAAACCAGGTGCTACTTACATTTACGAACGCAACGGCGAAGAAATTTATGCTAGAGAGTTTGGAGCAACAGAACGCAAGTTGATTGGATACAAGTACGAAATGGAAGATAAACCTGATCCACGCACCAACGATGGCAGACCTTTGATTGAGCACATAAAGGAAACCAAGATGTGGGGTGAAATCCACCGAGAGGCAAAAACCAATCCCACTTTACAAAAGGCCCTGGATCGTGCTATAATGATATACAAACTAAGTAAGGATAAACTCCGTGAGTGAAAAAGTCGAGTTAAAAGAAAAGTTGGCCGCTGTAGATCAAAATGTACGTGAATTGTGGGATGCCATGGACTCTGAACAACAAAAGAGTCTCAAGAACGAATTCTATATCTTAAATAGATATGTTAGCAGTGTGTCTGGTCAAAAGCGAGAAATACAAGAACATTTTGTATTAACAGTCAACGAATATTTTAATAAGAACTGGAACGAAATACAAAAACATCCTAAACTCATGTGGTTGTTACTGTGTATGTGTAGTTGGGATGGCAATAAAGTTTTCTGGCACGAGTGGATTGGTTTTAAGAAAAAACCTGGTACAAATTCTAAAAGAATTAAATTTTTAGAAGAGCTTTATCCAAATAAAAAGATGGACGAAATAGAATTACTGAGTCGTTTGAGTACAGATAAAGATGTTAAAGAGTTGGCACGTAAGCACGGTTTTGACGAAGCCACCATTGCCAAAAAATTAAAATGATGTCACTAGTTACTCAACCATACAGTTGCGGACATTGTGGTAAAGGCTTCATGCAAGAGAAGACTTTGTTTGTTCATGTGTGTGAACAAAAACGTAGACACATGGCACAAAAAGAAAAACATGTAGTGTTGGCATTTGATACATTTCAGCAGTTTTATAAAAATGTGCAACCAAATAGCAAGCAGGAAAAG